CCAGGTAAACCATTGTTTAATGGTGCAGCTGCTTTAACTTGTTTAGTTTGAGCCATAGATCTTGCTAAAGCTTTTGTATATCTAGACGCAAGTCTGTCATACAAATTGTCCTCAATAGCTTCCTCAGTGATTGCAAACCCAAGAGCGATTGTCTCGTGAGTGTATCTTGCTGTGAAAGTTTCTTGAGCACTGTCATAAGCTATTCCAGAACCTTCTGGTTTAACTTGTGCTTGAGCGAATCCTGACAACATTACTTCTTCTTCAAAAGCTCTGTCGCTTGACTCAGTTGTGTATATTTCAGCATGTTCTTGTTCATACTGTTTATACTCCAGGCCGAATAGTGCATTCAAACCTGGCTCTAGTTCTTTTACTAGTTGATTACGTGATATAGCCATAATTTAATTACTCCTATTATACCCCTGTAGCTGTATTAAAGAAATGCTCTAGAATAACAACTCTCCACACTACATTTGCAGATGTTAAGTCGCTATTTTCGGGATCTCTCGATACGCCTACGATTTTTAATTGTTGTTTAGTCGTGTTCAAAGTACTGTCATCTAGAGTTGTTCTAGAGATGTAGTTTGGACTCGCACCAGCTGAATAACTTATTTCAGCAGTGTTACCAACATCCGTTTGAGCTGATGCACCCGCATTGTTAGATCTTACTTCGTAGATCTGATTCGGGTCATCATTTATAAACGCAACTATATCCGTAGCTGTATTAGAGCCTTGAAGATAGTTTTGAAATGTTGGCTTACTAGTTGTTGCGTCAGTATAGAATACTCCGTTTAACGATCCTAGGTTAAGCTCAGTTCCTGCTGCAGCAACTGCCGCAGTACCTGTGTTTGCCATTGCAACCATATCTTGGTTGTAAATAGCTGTTGCACTAGCTGCAACTGGATACTCACCTAAACCGCCAGCGTCGTAATTCTGACCGACTTTCTTAATTGGTTTCAGACCGAAACCAGTCGATGAACTATTAGCCATAGTTTTTTCTCCTTAAATGTACCTGCCCTTGCGGGCCTCCAGTACGGTTACTATTATTTCGCTGGTTCCGAATTGTTAAAAAATTAACCCTTCTTGGAGCCACCGAAGGTTACACGAGTATTTCTATCAATATTGATAGGCATACTCTTATGCTGTTCCTTCGCTAGATCGGCGTCAATTGCAGCCTGCTGTTCTTGTGCCTGTCTGGCATAATATTCAGCTCTTTGCTGCGCGATCTCTTCTGGTACCCTTGTCAGCACAAGGCCTCCGTGCCCGATCACCCCTGCGTATTTGCCGTCTGAAACTACGGGAAAGTCCTCTTCTGGATACTCGTCTGCTCTTACTAATTCATAACCAGATCTTAAACGACCTTGTATGTTTTTAGTATCGACGAATCCTAGGATTTCTACCCTGACCCATCTGTGTCTGTAGCCATTTGGCGCGTTGGGCGTATCTAAGTACGATGGTGGAGTCCAAACTTTCGGTTGTTGTTTTACTTTAACTTCCGAAGATCGTGTTTCAACTTTTGTTGAATCACTTTTCTTTGCTTGGCTCGCACGAGTTGGTTTCTTATTTTCCATATGCCTATACCTCCTTCGTGTTCATAAGTTGTTTCGCATATTCTTCTAGTGGCACACCTAATTTTTTAGCAATTGCTACTTGTGATGATGTGAGTCTCACAGATTTACGGTTAGTCTTTGAACTACGCGTTGCAGAGGCAACGGTTTGTGTAGGTTTACTAACTGGTTTGTCCATAGGTTTATCAAATTTATGCGGAAATTCAAGTCTTATTCTCTTATCTATTTCTGCGTAATATTCGCTCGACCTAGGGTCAATTCCTTCTTCTTCGGTAAGTTTTCTATGCAAATCAAACGCTGTATATGTCATTGCACTATCTTTACCGAACCACTCATTATTTTCAGCCCATTCCTCTGCTCTTGGATCAGGAGGAGTTTGAGCCGCTACTTGTGCTTGTGGTTGTTGATATAATGGTTGTTCAACAGGTTTTTCTTTAGCCGCTGTTTCCTGCATTTGATGCTGGGTTTTTAATTCAGCTAATTTTCCTTGTTCATAACCAAGTTGAGAAATAGCAGCTAAAGCTTCTGTTTCAGCTTTAGAATCATCGTTCTGTCTTGCAGCTCTTAATTTTTCTTGAGCAGGTGCAATAGAAGAAGTAATTCTACCTTCCATTTCTACAACATAATTTTTATCTAAAGAATCTGCTGTAGTTTTAAATTGGTCTCTTTCCTTTTTAATACTGTCAGCAAAACGTAAAGCTTCTTCTTTTTGCCTTTCAGCTTCACGCATTCTTTTTGTTAATTTAGCTATTCGCTTTTTAACGCCTTCAGAATACTCTTCAATTTGCTTACTGTTGTCTTGTTGCTGATCACTCCCTTGAACATCAGACTGCTCATCAGATTTCTCAGGTGTGTCATCGGCGCTACCGCCGTCTTTAAGATCTTGTGTTTCATTTGTTGTGTCCTCTGTTTGTTGTTCTACAACGTCTTCTTTTTTTTCTTCGGGTAATTCTATTTCCGCACCTGGACCAGATGTGTCAATATCAACTACCTTGTTTTCTTCTTGTTGCATAGTATCTCCTATGATTGTTAAAATTCGTGGAATATATCTTCAGGGTTTTCCACGGTTGCTAAAACTTCGTCGTCGTTTAAAAGTCTTATCTCACCCCCATCGATTTTAATTCGTGATCCAGCATATCTTGCAAAGATAATCCAATCACCTTTTTTGCACCACGGTCCTTCTGGGTATCTTTCTTTATCATAGCAGTGTGGACCCATTCTTAAAACTAAACCACAAGTCGATGCTACTTGTGATCGTTCTACTGTTTCATCTGCTAAAATTAAACCACCTTTAGTTTTTTCTTTTTGTTTAAAAGGTAAAACTAAAATTCTCCAACCTGTAGGTTCGGGGAGTTTTGATTCTTCGTTGATTTCTTTTTTATTTTCTGTTGGTTCAACACCGACGAGAGTCTTATTTGGTAGGACTATCTTTTCCTTTGATGCTGATAATTGTTCCTTCACTGTCATTTTGCTCCTTTGTTTTTAGCAGGGTGGATATTTCCTGTAATAAATACTGATAAGTTCGTATTTGTCCTAACATATACTGGTATTTTTCCATATTGTCAACAGCACCAGAAGTCATTGCAAGTACAACATCATCATGTCTCATTTTAATTATTCTTCTTATTTTTTCTACAAAATCCATTATAAACTATCTCCTTTCTCAGGTTCAAACTCATCTAATACATCTAGTTTTTCTTTTGCATTAGCTATTTTTTCAACCTGTTTATTTACTTCTTCTAGGTGTTGAGGGTGTTCTCCAATACCAACTGAGTTATCTAAATAAATATTTGCAGTAGCATCTGCTTCTGCAATCTCAGCTTCATACCTAGCTCTTAGTGCGTCTATTATTGATCTTCTCACGTTTTTTTCTCCTTTCAAAGATATGACCTAGACTAATAAACAAATTATCAATTGATTCAAAAAATTTGTATATTAAACGATCTAGCATTTCCATCTTCGTCTTGCCTGTCGGATTCGTGAGTTAGGATCGTTCCTTGTTTTTGCTGATGACCTTTTTAATTGTCCTAGTGATCTAGCGCAGTATGATTTCCTACGATTAGCAGCTTTTGATCCTGGCTTCACTTTTCCAGTCACGGCTGTTTTTAATTTACTTCCAGGGTTTGCTCTCCTGTAAGCTCTTACACCTTTAGCTGTCATTCCAGCTCCAGATTTTGTTGGTCTATAATTAGCACCTGGACCTTTAGTAGTTTTTCTAATTGTCATTAGACCCTACCTCCAAATGCCATTCTTTTTCTTTTTGTAAATGTTGAAACATTAGTGGGTTTTCCTCCAGGATTACCCGCAGCTCTCTTTCGTTTGACAGCAGAGGCCTTTTCGCCTTTTGTCATCCGTGTGGCTTTTGCAAGTGGGACGCATTTTGGATATTTTCTTTTGCTCCCTTTCGATCGACCGCAAGGTTGATACTTGCCGTTCTTCTTCGGAGCTCCGATGTCTACCCATTTCTCTTGAACCCATTTTCTTAGACCACCTTCAGCCATTATTTTCTCTTGGATTTTTTCTTCTTTTTTCCACCTGGTTTTATTTTACCAGAACATACAGCAGAGCCGTACATGTTTGCATACGCAGAAGGGTAAAC